ATTTTATTTGTAACAGCAAGACCCTGGGTCCCACTTCCATTATACGAAGCATGAGCAGCTACAGCTCCAGACATTTTTATTTAATATACGAATATATTTTTTTTTTAAATTAAATTCGTATATTAAATTTATTATATATTTAACTCTTAAATATGTATTTAATACATAGCGAGTGAAGCAGCGCCATCCTTGTAAAGAGCGGTTGTCTCGCCAACGCATGTTACATCAATTACAGCCGCTGGACCGCTAATGGCCTCAGCCGGGATTACGTTACATGGTGTAACCTTAAGTCTAATGTTATCAAAACGATTAAGGGGTACCGACGAACCACCGTAAGCACGCGAAGCTAGGGGGAAGACGTAGGTCTTTACGTCATACGAATCGTAATTCTTTGGGCCAATGGAGAATGTATTATTGTATAGACCTAGGCACGAAGTAGATGGGCTAGTCATCATACCAGCTGGAAGAACACCAGAGAACGAAGACGAGTTTAGTAGAAGTTCTACAGATTCTAAATCAATAGATGTAGTGATAATTAGATGCGAAGCATATAGAGAAAAGTGATCTAAATTGACAGTTGTAGTTCCGTTCTTTAGATCCTGCTGAACGTTCTGAGACATTTTAAGGCGCTTAGGAAGACCCTGGGGCTGAGCCTTCATCTGTTCACGTTCCTCGTTACACATAATCATATGCTGAGCATACAACTTTACATCTAGTTCACTGAATGTTGGAGCAGATGGTACAGCTGGCTTACCACCAGCATTAATAATACCCTGAAGATACGCAAGTCTTTCAGCTACACGAACCTTTTCAGCATCGTTAACTGGATTAGAAGGAAGAGCCTGTGCCTGTGTATTCGCATTCTCGGCGGCGGTCAGCTGAGACTGTGCAAAAGCTAGTAACTCAGGCTGATTACGAAGACCGGCATCAGTTCTAGCCTTCCACTTAGACGACAATTCACTGGCGTGAGCGTAGTATAGCTTAATTTTAACTGTCTGGTGAGGGGCGGCGGCCATTAGGTAACCATCCTCTACCTGATCAGAAAATTTCTGCAACTCAGGACCAAGTGTCTTGGTAAGAATTGGAAGATGAAGATAACAGGTGTAAGTACCACTCTCTTCAATCTTACCAGGTGTATTCTGATCGGCGTAAGATACTGGAATTCCGCCTTCCTTAAGGAAGCCGTTGGCCTGAGCAGCCATTCTTTCGTACTGCCCCTCGCCTAGCTCAGTTTTGCTGATGGCTAGAATGTCTTTATTCTCAAGAGTCTGCCATACCTGAGTTCCTACCTGAAACTCAACTCTGTTAATTAGTTTAGCTAAGAAATAAGGATCTAGGTAACGACCAGTTGATGTATCAACTTTTAGACTTACGGCTACGTACATATCACCTAGACAATCAATGTCGTTATTGACAGTAAAAACCTGGCTACCACCAAACGAGGCTGTACCACCAGTTCCAGACGAAGGAATCTCTATGGTAGACGAACCATATAGAAGCTGACGAGTGGTATCATTTTTGTTCCAAAATACAGACATTACATCACCATCCGTAGGGGTTATTTTATTTGTAACAGCAAGACCCTGGGTCCCACTTCCATTATACGAAGCATGAGCAGCTACAGCTCCAGACATTTTTATTTAATATACGAATATATTTTTTTTTTAAATTAAATTCGTATATTAATTTTATTATATTTAACTCTTAAATATGTATTTAATACATGGCAAGAGAAGCAGCACCATCCTTGTAAAGACCTGTTGTCTCACCTACACATGTTACGTTAATTGTACCCTGTTCGATAGCGTAACCAGATGATGTTACATCTGGGTGAGTAAATGTAAGACTTAGGCGAATATTATCGAAACGATTGAGGGGAACCGACGAGCCACCACCCTGACGAGAGGCTAGAGGGAATACATAGTAACCCATGCTAGAGTCTAACTCCTGCTTATCAATGGAGAAGTCGTTGGCATATAGACCTAGGGATTTATTTGTAATACCCTTTAGTAGTTCACCATCTAGCTGACCAGAATACGAAGAAGAGTTAAGCTTAAGCTCGGCATACTTTAGATTTGGAGCGGTCTTTTGACCCTTATTACCTCTACCTGGGAAAGTAGCGCTAATAATTAGGTGGGAAGCATATAGAGAGAAGTGATCTAGATCAACAATGACTGGCTGGTCGGGGTATATTTTCTGGGGAAACATTGTATTAACATTCTGAGTCATCTTAAGACGCTTGGGAATACCGTTTGGCATATTCTTCATCTGCTCACGCTCTTCATTACACATAATCATATGCTGAGCATACAATTTGGTTGATAGAGTAGCATTAGGTGTCCAATCAACAGCCGCGTTAGATACAAAAGTACCAGTTCCAACGGAAACTCCGTTCTTGTCAAGAACTGTAGCGGTGTACGATGGATACGCTCTAGATTTAACAGTGGTATCCCAAATATCCGAAAAGTTCGCGTAGTGAACCTTAATCTTAACATTCTGATGGGGGGCAGCAGCCATTAGGTAACCATCCTCAGAATTCTGAGTGAAATTCTCTAACTGGGGGCTTAGAGTCTTTGTAAGCATCTTAAGAGGAATGAAAGCCTGGTACTTCTTACCTGGAGACCATTCTGGAACACCAGGAGCCTCACGGGAGCCGTCACCCTTGACAAAACCTGAGGTCTGAAGACCTAGACGTTCGTAAGAACTCTCGCTAATCTCGGTCGCATTAATAGATAGTAGATCATTGTACTCTAATGTCTGCCAGATTTGGGTACCTACCTGGAATTCAACTCTCTTGATAATATTGGCGAGGGGGAACTTACCTCTGGCCTTGAGTGTAGAACCCGCCCATTCCTTAGCAACATAATCAGTTGAGGGGTTTATCGAATGCTCTGGAATCTCCTTGAAAAGAGCCGACCAGTGGGGATTTTGATCAGCCGTGGCAGCGCCACCAATTGAAGCTAACGCTGGAAGATGATTCAAATCTGCGCGAATACCACGGGATGGGGCGAAAAGATTCTGATACCAATTGAAAGACTGTACAGCATCGTCTAGTGTCATGTAAGCACCGCCAGATGGTCTAGCGGCGGCAGCTGGCCAGTTAATACCAAGGGCATTACCTGTACCCCAACCAGCATAGCCGTATACTTTGTAAGACGAGTCATTGTAAAACTTAACCATCTCAGCGAGGTCATCCTTAGTAAAATCTACAATCTGCATTTCACTGTCGATCCACGCCCAGCCATTTGGAGGGGTTGTATTGTATGTAACAGAGGCACCGCCGGCGGTAGTACGAGTTACAGAGTGAGATTCTCCTGGAGAAAGTTTCTTAAAATAACCACCATTGTATTCGCCAGCACCGCCCGCGCCGCCCGCTGTTGTGAGAAGATCAATACCCGCCTTTAGACTACCAACAGTCTGACCGGTTTCACTGATGCGATTACCTAACGAAGCTGGTGTGTTACCACCGATGTGTGTTACAGTACCATTAGCATCTACAGTATATGTGGATATATTAGAAGCAGTGGGAGTTACAGCGTAAGTCTGTCCCTGGGCAATAGCCTCTCTAGCGTGTGGAATTGTATCAGCAGAGGCACCATCGCCTAGTACATAACCCCAACCACCCTTAGTAGCAGCTAAACTACTCTGTACGGCAGTTGGAATGGCTGTGGCTGGCTTATTCATTTCAACTGTAAGAGACATGTACATATCACCTAGACAATCGATATCATTATTAACGGTGAAAATCTGGCTACCACCCCACGATGCGTTCTTACCGGAACCCGAAGTAGGAACTTCTAGTGTGGACGAACCATATAGTAACTGACGGGTTGTATCTGTCTCGTTCCAGAAAACAGATACAACGTCACCAGTGTTGGAGTCACTTATTTTATTTGTAACAGCAAGACCCTGGGTCCCACTTCCATTATACGAAGCATGAGCAGCTACAGCTCCAGACATTTTTATTTAATATACGAATATATTTTTTTTTTAAATTAAATTCGTATATTAATTTTATTCAATAAAAGTATTAATATAATGTTATGGAAGAACCCCCGTCATAATAAAACATACTAGTCTCTCCTCTACATGTAATGTTAATTCTAGAATTTTCAGGAATTGAGATTCCCTCATCTGGTATTCCATTATTGATAGTAAAGAACAACTGTAACAGTATATCATCAAATCTATTGAGAGGTATACTAGATGCACCAAAAGCTCTAGATCCCAAAGGAAATACATAATAAATTTTATCTAACTTTTGTTTATCAAATCCGAATTCATTTGAATATAAACCCAAAGAATTTGATCCCATTATCAAACTGTTAGATTCTACTCTACCAGAATGAGTAGTTCCATTTAAAAATATCTCCGCCGATTTTAAATATGGTATTTTATTTTTATCTGTTATTTCTGGGAAATCTAATGATATTATCAAGTGAGAACTGTATAATGAAAATGTGTCCAATTTAATATCTAAATACATTTCTCTATGAAGTACATCTGGAAATTTATCAAATGTTATATTTTGAGACACTTTAATTCTCTTATTTATTCTTTCAATTTCATGATTGGCTTTTATATTGGCTTTCTCTTCATCT